ATGATTAATTATAGCTGTTATAATAATCATAACTATTATCAATAAGATTATTATTGCTATAATTATTATAAGAGTTTTAAATAATCGATTTAAAGGACCTCCAATAAAATGCCAAATGTTATAACCAAATATAGATAAAAAAGAACCAATGGTCATAATACTTGCAACAATATGAAATAATTTACTAGAAGTCTTTTTTCCTAACCAAATACCAAAACAGGATAATATTAATAAAATTACTCCTACAATATTGTATGGAGAAAATACAACATTTTCAAAAAAATAGTTTGTGACAATGCTATTTTTTCCAAATATTTCAATCAAAAAAACTGTCATTATGATTATTACGATTAATCTAAGTATTAGTTTTACCGTTCCTGTTTTCATAAATTACACCCCCTATTTTTCAAAATTCCATCCAAAAACTATTTTTATTTTTTCCATTAAATTTTTGCTTATTGGTCTTGTTTCATTCTCCATTTGTGAAATAAATTGTTTGCTAAACCCACATTTTTTTGCAAACTCATCGACTGTAAGATCTTCTATTTCCCTAATAGTTCTAAGTACAATTGTGGAATATTTAAGATTAGTATTTAAACTATAATTTGCATCTATTAATTGCTTTGCTAAAATATTTAGATCGCATTTTTTCTCATCTACCTCAGCAATTCCTCCATCATTACATAATTTATATAATAAATACATAATACGATGATATTTCATTTTAGTTTTATTATCCATTTTATTCTCCATTAAAAGCATTCTTCTTGTTGTATGTATGCAACAACTTCATCAATCGTTAAGAAATCTTTTTTTGATAATTCAAAATTAACGTCTATAATATTATCTAATAATTTTACATTCCATTTATTCACATGTTCCGTAATTTTATAAATTTTACCTTTTTTAGTTATAGTCATATTTATACCTCCTTGACTTTTCTTTATTTTTTTGATATAATTATGAATGGGAAAGGGCTTTCGCCCTCCCACTACTTGCCCTTTGATTTTGGCTTTTTGATGGTGAAAGTAACTTTGACTGTTTCAATTGACTCGTTGCTTTCTACCGCTTTTGCCAATTCTTCAAGGGCTTTTTTTATTTCTTGATTTTTCATTTTATCACCTCCTTCATTTATTTACATTTATATTATATCACATTTTGCATACTTTTGTCAAGCATTTTGATAAAAATATACTAATTTTTTCAATAGTTTAAAATAAAAATCGTACACTACTACCCCCAAGTAATGCACGATTTTTTATTTCAATATTAATTTAACCTAAACGCTTAGGATTATGCTATTAATACCTTTTCTTTTTTCTGTTCGTTTTAATCTTTTTTCTAGGTGATAAAATCAGTGTAAGCAATTCAACAATAACTAATAATACAGAAACTATGAGTGTAGCAATATCAATAAAGTCTTTCATTTTATCCTCCTGGTTATATTTTATCCCCCCATTATTATTATATGTAATACTTTTCAAATAGTTTCATCATTTTCCATTTTTTTACAAATAAATATTAATTAATTTTGGTTGAAATTAAAAAAACAACTTATTTAGGTTGAAAAAAAGCAACCGATAAGTTGCTTTTTGCATTTATTTTTTTAAGTCATATAACTTTGCTTCGATGGTAGTAGTTAACCATACATCAAAGCCATTAAAGTTTTGTTCGATATATTCTATTGTTGAAGCCTTTAGCTGAGACTTTATTTTTTCTTTAGTCATTTCTAAAGCTTTTTGTTGAGCCGTTTTATCAAACATATTTTTGTTTTTTAATGAATCTACATACGTTTGTGTTGTTTCTTTAACCACTCTTGTAACTACACCTACTGCATCATTCAGCAATGCTTTGCTCTTAGCATCCTTAATTTTTGAATCAATTAAGTTTGTGATTTTACTTAATAACCATGTAACTAGACTTGTTATCAATACCATAATAATGGTTAAAATTACTTCTGTTAATTGTTCCATATTTTTCTCCTTTATTTATTTGCTTTTAACTCATCTATTCTGTGATGTGCTGATTTAACACTCGATTCTAGCTGTGCAATTCTTGCTGGTATTTCCGCAAGATTTGTATTTTCTACCAACTGTTCTAAAACTATTATTCTAACATTTTGATTATTTAATTTATCAAGAATTAAACTCATCTGAGTTGACATTGTATTATTTATTGTAATTAAATTTTCAATCTTGTTATTGATTGAAGACTCTTTTGCTCCATCTTCCTTATTTTCGCTTTTTATCTTTTTGAAATTAAATATCATAGTAAATACAAAAAGAATTAACGCCAGAATAAGCGAGATTAAACTAATTATTTCTGATGTTTTCATATTTCTGCTTCCTCCTTACATTATCCTTTTATAGGATATTTCGTACTCGACATTCTCTACACTGCTTGCTAATACTTCTGGATAAAGTTCACTACCAATAATTGATGAAGAATCAAGTGCATACGCTCCTTTTTGGCTTAAATATAAATCAATTTTAAATCCTAAATTATTGTATGAAACAATTTTAATTCGTGCCATTTTATACCATTTAGTTTGATATCCGTTTGAAACATACGCATGAAGAGGACCTGATGGTGTATCATACCCCCTTAATATATACTCATTATCTGAATTAGCATACATACTAATCATATCAGTTATTGTTGTTCCATAATTGCCTATATTTGCAGATCCATCAGCCAAATCAACTTTGATTAAATATGTTCCATATGGCAAAATAGTTACTCCTGGTTCTAATGTCTTCCAATCATTTTTTACTTTATTCGGAACATATTCCTCAAGTTCGTTCCATGCTGTTACACCATCACCAATTTTTAGAATTTTGTTCGTAGTATCGAATCCCATTTCGCAATTATCTAAAATGGGATTATTTGTTACAAAATTTGCGGAAGTATCATTTCTAATACAATAGATTGCATCTACTTCTTTTATCATATTTATTCCTCCGCATTTCCACCATCTAATATTAAAACATCATCTTCTGATAATAGTTTGTTACCATCGCTTAATCCTTTATATGATTTTGTAGGAAAATTAGTGTTAAAATTTGCTGTAGCACGTGCTTCAGTATAGTATTTATTATTTCCTTCTGTAATATCACTTGTTGTAAGAACTACCGCTCCTGTTTTTCCATTAACGGAAATAACGTCAGCGGTTGGTGATTTTAATTCCAACCAATTCGCAAGTGTGCTTGCTGGAGTTTGTTTTAATATAAACGATTTGCTAATATCACTTCTAATTGCAATATCACCAACTTGCGCAGTTAATGCAAGCATCTCAGCTTGATTCGCAACAACAAATGGCTCAGTAATTGCTACCTTAGGAATAACTGAGTCAGGTAGTTTTCCATCTGTACCAAGAATAGGAATTTGACCAGCTGATGTACCAGTATTTTTGCTTGCAGCAGTTCCTGCATCAGTGATTTTTGCTAGATTTAAATTAGGAATATCTGCAGCAGTAAGTTGTGTTGCTGCAGTAATTCTACCTTTTGCATCAACTGTTAATTTTGTATATGTTCCAGCATTAACACCAGTATTAGCTAATACTACAGTAATTGTTTTATTAGCACTTCCATCAAATGAAGTTGATCCTGTAGCATCACCACTTAATTCTATTTTTCTTGCGGTAGATAGTTTATTTGCTTTTGCAACTGGTGTTGACCCATCTAAAATTTGTGATATTTGTGTACTTAATACTGTTAGATCAAAATCACTTGGTAAATGAATCCAACTTGCTTGGCCACTATTATCATTGATTCCTTTATAATATAGAGCTGCGGATTACTATCAGTAGTAGTGTCTATCCAGATTGTTCCAATCGGATACCCAACGTCTGATGTTCCAGGAGCCCTATTTAAAGAAACCGCAATACTACCAATATATCCTATATCGTTATAGTGGTCGATACCATTCCCAATTTTTATTCTTCTGGTATCCGACTCATAAGCCATTTCACCTTTTTTTAATATTAAATTTGAAGTCGCAAATGCGGATGCAGTTGCATTTCTTACCAAATAAATAGCGCTAATTATTTTGCTCATAGTTTATTTCTCCTTTATTTTTTATTTAAATTGGCACAAGAGTACCATCAAATAGCCGTCACAAGAGTAACGACAATTGTCACCTCACATGGTAAAGGTGCATAATAATTATTTAATCTATTCTAATTCCGAAAGTTGCATATGGAGGAGATGCGTGATAAGTATAAATTATCCTTATAACATTCGACCAATATTCTTTATCACCAACAACAAGTTTAAACCGATATTTCAAAGCGGTTCTTCCAATAGAGCGTTTGCCGATAACATGGCATTCATTATAACCTTGAATTCTTGGATTAAGAATGCTTTGTATTTTATTTGATGCACCTGGCTTTTCAAATTCAGCTGGGCAAACACTTGAACTACTAGTAAAGAATACCATTTGTCTTGCAAGTTCAGATAAATTATAACTATCAAAAGTATAATAGTCATTGTTATTGAACGTTTCGTAAAAAAAATCATTACCAATTTCAAATTCTGTAACAACACTTGGCTCTTCTTCCGCCTGATAACTCATTGTATAAGTTTCTTCAGCAATATTTGTTCTGATAGAATCAAAAAAATCTTTACTAAATATTCCAATCGGACGTTTTGGATGAACCCATTTATTATAAGCCTCTCTATTCATTGTCTGATTCTTTCTAGACAATTTATATAGATAGACTTTTATTCTTGCGAGACCATTTTGCATTTTTTTGTTGAATTCATCATCCGTTGACATCGCAAATTCTAAAGATAAAAATTTCCTTTGATAATCATCGGTTATTATATTAGTAGTTAAATTTTTAATGATACCAGAATTAGGTTCAATCACATATTCTAGATTATTCCATGATGTTGTTCCATCTCCAATTTTAAATCGACGTGTATCTGATTCAAAGGCCATTTCACCTTTCTTTAAAATTATATTTGAAGCAGTGAAATTTGCAAAGGTATCTGTTCTCGTTTTATAGATTGTTTTAATATTCTTGATTGCCATTCGATTCCTCCAACGAAGTATTACCATCAATGATATCAATTTCACTATAATCGCTTCCAACAACTACATAATGTTTTTGATTACTATCGAAATGATAAGTTTTATTTTCATCTGTAGCAATATAAATACAATTTTCATCACCAACATTTGGAAAATCATATATACTTTTTTTCTTCACTAAATTGGGCTTATTTTTCTCAATCGTATCTATGCTTTTTTCAAGCTCGATAATTACGTTTGGGAACTTTTTTTTTATTGTTTCATCCACATCGAGTGTTTCATCGAAAGTAAGATTAAAAATTGATGTTTGCCATATTAGCACATCTTTTTCTTCATCAATATATTCAAACACTAATTGTCCATCCACACTACATGCTGTAGTAGCATAATCCGTTAACATTGTACTTAAATACATTTTTCCAGTTTGCTGATTGATTTCAAATGTAAGACTTATTTTATCGACATAACTTCCATCTGCACTTACTAGTTTTAAAAAAGGGTTAAAAGAAGATAAGTCAATTGTTTCTTGCATTACATCTAGTTCAAATTCTAGGCAATCCACTAAATTATTATTTCGAACGCCAATTCGATAATAATTTTTTTCAGGATAATTTTGTTTAAATCTTATTTTCATTTTGCATACACTCCTACTTAACTGAATTTCCACCAAAAATACGAATTGTATCTGCTGTTGTCAAATTATTGTCGACACTGTAAGTTGTAAGATATTGTCCATTCTTTACAACTTTTGTTCCTTGTTTTTCTACAATTTGGTCACCTAATTCATCCACTTTAGATTTTGCCTCATTTGCCACAGCCACTGCTGTTGTAGCACTATTTTTTGCATCTAGCGAATTTACACCCGCTGTTAATGCAATTTCATTTGCTTCTGTTGCCAAACTTTCCGCATTTATAGAAAGCTCATTTGCATTATTTGCTACTTCTTGAATTGCTTCAACAAGTGTTTGCATACTTTGCATCAATTGATAGACTTTATTATAATCATCGATTGGTTGAATTAATTTTGTAATATTCGCTAATTCACCAGTTGCTACATCAATTTCAAACGAATAAATTGGCAACTCATAAATTTTATTTGCACTATCAGAATCATATGAGTAGGTATCCATTTGCGTTAGTCCTGAATTTAGGGAAGAAAAAGATGAGCCGATTCTTACAAGAAAACTACAATTATTTTCAGAATTTAATTGATATGTTTGAATTTTTGCAATTACATATCCAACATTATTTACTAATTCATGTCCGCCCATATTAGATGAATAATCAATATTAATTACTTCTTGACTAGTTACTTCAGCCATTCTACCTTGAACACAAAATGCTCCTGTTCCAATGGTAATTGTTGTGGGAGATGAATTTATCATTGCGAGTTCTTGACCATAGTTTTTAAAAAAGCCATTCGCATTTGCTTGGTCAATAAAACGGCTTCTAATTTCTAAAGCATAAAGACTTGCTTTGAAATTAACTGCACCTTGAAAAGTGATTGGCTTTATCATATCTTTCTTCCTCCTTTAATAATTTCAGTTAAATAGATTTTTTTGAATCCTAACTTTACTTTTGTTTGAAGTCCCGTTGCATCAAACCTTTTATTGATTTCAGTAATTGGCAAACTTTTATAAAACTTTCCACCTTTATACAAATCAAACATTGTATAAAGTTTGTAGATTGATAAATCAATTGGATCAATTACTGAATTATTATCAATGATAATATTATCAACATACCTAGCATTGGCAAGTTCATAAACTGCATCATATTGACTACTTGCTAAATATTTCGATTCAAATATTTTTTGAATTACAGGATAAATTCTTCCTTCAATATTTCCATATGCATCACCTTCTACTATTTGATTATCTTTAGTCCGATAATAGTATTTTGTGACGATAGTATTGGGGCGAGGTGTAATTATCTCGTTTCCCTCTTCATCTTTTGAAATTGGCTCAAATTTAATAGTTGCAACTGCTTTATTTACTTCATTTGAATTAGTTTCAAGACTTGATGTAAAATCGTTTAAATCGATAGAAATTCTGGTATTTGTTTTTACAAACTCAAAAATGATTTTTCCACTATATTCATCAAACTTTGAAGTCAAATTATACTCGTAAAACTTTAGATATCCCTTTAAAAAAGTATAAGCATTTGTAATTTTATAAGTATTTTGAAGACTCCCAAAAAACATCTCTGTATCAATTTCTTTCGCCTCTTCAGGAATGATGAAATCTATTTCTATTTTAGAAATAGTTTCATCCTCTGACATAAAGACTTTTTCGCATATTTTTTCTAGAATATCAAACAAAATAGGACTAAATGAATTTTCTTCAGTATAATCCAACAAAATTTCAGTATTCAATAGTTGCCTGAAGTCTTGACCTTTAACTTCTCTTAAATCATCATCGCTTTTAATCCCATTCGTAAAACATGAATATTGATAATTACCATCATCGTCATTCAATACTAATAAACATTCATTATTAATATCGATATTTGCAGTCCCCTTTGCATTAAAATTATCAAGATCATACACACGTTGTGTAAGTTCATAAGTAGCATTGTTAATATTTGCAATATGTTTTTTATTTTCATCATAAATAGAAATATACATTTTATCACCTTTAATCTAATAGATATCTTTTAACGGATATCTCAATAGCTCCCTCATCTGTAATTTGGAGATTAGATGATATAGTATAAGTACCAAGCGGTAGATACATAAAAGATTGTTTTCTTTTATCAGTCAAACCATAACCATTTTGCTCTACTCCATTTTTTAAACAAACAATTTTCTTAATTGATGCATCAATTGATATTTCATCTCCTTCATTACATTTTGCATTTAAAACAATTTCCTTTACAACTACTCCTGCTTCAGTAGTTAATTTAACATTAATTGGATTATTAGCAATTGGACCTTTGATTTTTATATTAATAGGTGCTTCTTCAAAAAAGTTATTCGTTATAGTGTATTGATTAATAAATGAAATACCAGTAAATCCAAAAGGAAACGGTAAGGGAAAACTAACCTTTGAAGAATCAATTGCTTTTAGTGCAAATGATTCTTCTTGTTCTTCATACCAATAATATTGACGTTCAAAAATAAATTGTTCACTAAATACACCATCTTCATTTATTTGTGACTTTGATGCACTCTTTAAAATAACATCACAAAACTTTTTTCTTGTACCATCACTATATTCTAAAGGGAATATCCTGTTTGCGTTTTGCATAAGAAAGTTCATTAAATAATTGTAATTATGATAAGGATTCCCTTCAATATTGAAATATATCGTAATTGCAATGGTATCAAAATCTGGTTTTACAGATTTTTTTGTTTTTCCGTTGGATGTTTCATGATAAGTAATCGAAAAATTATTTCCAAGACCGGTAATCTCACCAGCTAAAAATCTTCTATCATTTAAACTAATAAAAGATTTTTTATCTACAGAATAAAGCTTTATCTCTCTCATTACATCACCTCTGCCAGTTTAACGTTGATTTGTCTAACCAAATCATCAACATCTACTTCTTCAGCATAGTTTTGAATAATGACTTCAATGTTTTGTGTTTTGTTTGATGTTGAATAATCATAATTATTTGTAGTTCCGCTACCTGTTAAATCGATGACTTGGTCGTAAGGTGATCCAGTTACATATGGACTATCTTTACTTTTACTATTTATATTTACTTCTTTGTCATCTAGTTTATCCAATTCATCAGTTTTAAGTTTTAATGACACATCATCAATATAACTAATATTAACGCCTAACCATCCGCCAGCTTTGTTGATTGCAGAAATTAGACCATTTATTTTATCGATACACCAGTTGATGGCATCTTCTACTACTCCTAGAACTATATTAATTATTTTTAATATTATATTAAATGCTCCTTTTACTACATTAGAGAAAATAGTAAATAATGGCATTAACCATTCTAAAAGTGCACCTATTAGTTGAAGTGGAACTTCTAATGCTTTAAATGCCAATTGTAATGGTATCAGTTGTAACTCAATTAATGGACCAATTAATTTGAATAATAAACTTAAAATTTCGAAAATTGGTGTAAGACTTGTAAATATCATATTTAGTGTATTTCCTAAAATGTTTCCAAGAATATTAATAATAGGAACTATGGCATCAAACAAACTGTAAAGAACATTCATGATTACTTCTAAAATCGGAGTAAGTACGCCTGTTAATGTTGCTACTAAATTGTTGATGCTTTCCCTAAACTTCTCATTTGTTGCATATAGTAGCATAAGTAAAGTTGCTACTACACCAATTATAGCAATGATAGGATTTGCAGCTAAAGTTGTAAGTGCTGAACCAAGTTTTGGAATTAACTTTATTATTCCAGAAATACCTAATGTTAGTTTGCTTAGTAAAAGCAAGACTGGTGCAAGCATCGCCACAACCATTAATACCGTTAATCCAAACTCAATTGATTTTTCAGAAAGAGAACTTAACCAGTTCATAATAGTTATTAATTTTGGGACAAATTTAGTCTCAATTACTTCAGTAAGTTTGGTTATGACTGGCATAAAAGAAGTGCCAATTTGAAGTGCAATATTTTTAAACGTTTCTTTTAATCGAAATAAAGTATCATCTAGTGTTGCAAGACTTGATACTTGTTCGTTTGTCAAATATGGCATTTCTTGAAATTCTGATTTAAATGTATTAATAGCATCACTTCCAGCATTTAAAAAAGGTAATAGTTGATATGCAATCTTATCACCAAATATTTCATTAGCATATGATGCTTGTAATGTTTTATCTTCCATTTTGGAAAGTGCATCAATTACACCATCGAACATATCTTCTTGCGTTTTAAATGAGGAAAGTTCAAGGTTTAATCCTTGAATTGCTTTTGTTTGTTCATTAATTTTTCCATTAGAAAAGTCTAAAATTGCAGCACGTGCTTTAATTAATGCCTTATTGAATACTTCTACATCTACTCCCGTTTGTACAGCAACATATTGCCATTCTTGAATTTTTTCTGCAGAAACTCCAAAACGAAGTGCCAAGTCATCAATTTCTGCCCCTGTTGATGCAGCTTCTTTTCCAAGTTTTCCTATTCCAACTAATGCTCCTCCAGCAAGTGCAGATAAGGGAGCTGTTACTTTTGCTGCAGTTGAAAGACCATTTGACACTTTATCAACGTTTTTTACTAAATTATCTAATTTGAGTTGATTTAAATTTTTCAACTCATCTTCTAATTTTAAAACCTCTGTATTTGTCTTTTCAAGCTCAGCCTTAACTGCACGATAAGGGGCTGTATCAACTTGGTCGATAGATTCTAAATACTTTAAACGATCACCCAATATTTCAGCTTTTTCTTTTGTTTCATCAATTGCTTGTTGAGCAAGTTTTTGCGCTCTAGCAAATTGATGATTATCAAAATTCAATTCTAAACTTTTTTTTAACGCATTAAATTCTGTTTGGGTAGATTGCACATCTTTTTTAATTGATTTAAATTGACTATTAAATTTTTTTGCATCAGCACTTATTTCTATGGTTAATCCTCTAATTGTTTCCGCCATTTTAAATGCCTCCTCCTTTTAAAAATTTAACAGCTTCTTCTGGGGCTAATTCTTTTACTTCTTGTCCATTTGATTTACTTCTTTTAATTTGTGAAATTGCCTGTCTAATTTCCATTATATCTAAACTAATTAATAGTAGATGTAAATCATTAAAATGTAATCTTTGGATGAGTGTGTCTTGAATTTGATGTTTTACACAAGATTGAAAAATAGTTATAATGCGTGGCACAGCCAAAGGCTTATAATCACTTTTTGGATTTAATTTCTTTAATATCCTATAGTTCTTAAGCAATTCTTGGCTGTGCTCTTCTAGTTTTTTTGCGAAATTGCACTCGAATGCAAAACGATTTCAAACGCTTCTTTAATAATTTTCACTTGCTTTTCTAATGTTACTTGGTCAGATATATCAAATAATTCCACAAATGTTTTAAACGTTGGTAAATCATCACTTTTTAAAAAACAATAAAGTGCTTTTAAATTACTTATAATCATAACCATATCTTTTGGCTGTGTTTTATTTTGTTTTTCCATACGTTCAACATAAGCAAATAATGTTTCACGTGCTGCATTTTCAGGAAAATTTTTTTGCCAACGTTCTTCTGCAAACACCGTTGTATCGATATGTGCAACAATCTCTCCAGGATTATTTTTAATTTTGCCATCTATAATTTCGCGATCGTTAAAAGGAATTCTTACCTTTATCATATTATCACCTAATTTTCTGTAGGAATGACTACCGCATCGCCAAATGTTTCATAACCATCATCACCTGGCTCAACTGTTAATTGGTACACCAAATACTCATTTCCATCTGTATCAACATAATTTTCTCCTTGTGCATTCTTTAATGAAACACCTTTAATTGTTAATGGTAAATCAAATGTTGATTCGTTAACGTCATCAGTGTTTTGGTCATAACTTTCAGCTGGTCTTGTTGAAGTTACGCCAAATAACCATGTTTTTGCAATCGGATATTTACTATCCTCAGTTACACCCTGTGTTTCAAAGTAAATACAGTGTTCTACACTTTTAATCGTTTTAACATCTGCAATTCCATTTGATAGTTTCATTTTTCTACCCATTGCAATTTCATAATCTGCACAAATATTATTTAAAGTCAAAGTTCCTGTTTTTCCTTTATCGTTAACAATTGATGCGATTATTTTTCCATCGCCAAATATATTTTTTTGACTTGAATTTGCCTCAAGTGATATTTTCATGGATGTTCCCATTGGTGATGGGGGTGTCCAGTTATCTCCATTTTTTATTGCAAATTTAACATTTTGAACATTAAACTTTACAATTGTTTTGCTCTTATCGGACATTTATTTTCCTCCTTTTAATTCATTTTTAATCGCTTGAAAAATCTCATTTTCACAAGCATCATATGTTTTTCTAAAAAAAGCAGTATCCTCATTAAATTCAAGGATATTAATCAATGGTATATTTTCTTTTTCTCTTGAACTGACATTTTTTGTATTTCCGACATAACGATGATCTTTGTATTTTGTTTTAATTGACCATTTTGAAGAAAAATCGCCAGTATCAATTGGGCTAGCCATTTCAGCTTTTCTTTTTAAAATTTCAGCTCCTCTTTGTACAGCTTTTTGTCGTATTTCAAAACTACTATTTAAAAAATCACTAAATATTTTATCCATTTCTTTTTCAATATCTTCTAATTCAACTTTTACACTTGACATTAGATATCACCCACCTCAAGTAATGCTACTTCTATATTAAAACCGCGAAAATCATTGTCTAGGTCATAGAGTTCATTTAAACCATTGATTATGCGACATTCATTTAAATTATCAAAAGTTTTGCTAATAAGGTGGATTCTATCTAATGCATTATCAACTGTATTTGAATTTTTATCAAATCGGTAAAAATAGTTGATGTCAATGTTTGTTTGTAGTGCTTGTTTTTTGCCATCACCAAAGAATCTAGACTTTGTAGAGACAATTCTATACACGACATATTCATCTTGATTTACTTGAGTATTAGAGTTTTCAATTTCATTAACGTGAATCCTTCTTTGATGTGATGACAATATTCCGTATTGTAAAAGAACAGAATCTAATATTGTTTGAATTTTATTTAAAATACTCATTACTTCACCTCAACACGTTTAATTTGAAACTCTAGTGTTTGATTTGAGTTGTTGATAACAGATGAATTAAGAACGTAACAATCATTTTTATTACAATCGCGATATATTTTAACATTTTTTAAATATAACGCAGCTGCAACTTCTTTGACATAAGTCATTTGTAAAGTCGCAGTTTGTACAATATTATTTTGTTGTTGAATAATTGAATTGCTGCCAATTCTTTCTTGCCATGTTGCATAAAATACTTCTGAATAAAATGGATTTCCTTCAGCATCGTATCCTGCAATTGTTTTAATAGATTCTAAAACTGTCTTATAACCTAGTCCTGGAATATATTTGCTGCATTCGATTGCAAAAGATACTGCTGTTCTTTTTAATGATTCACTCATACTATCACCTTAATTGCGCGATGAGGTGAACTATCATACTATCTTTACTAACTAAATGAATTGCAGTACCTTTATCTCTCGCGTCCGCCCAAAGAGATTTAATCGCATATGCACGACTGGATGTTATTTTACATTTTGGAACACCAGCGCCACTCATGAATTCTTCTGCTTCAAAAACATACCTCTTAATTTGTTCTTTTTTTAGAGGATCACTAGCATAGTATCCCAAGTCATATAAAATTTTATCATATTCATCCATTCTAATGATCCTCCTTTATTTTTATTTATTCACTATCGCCACTAGTAGTTGGTTTTGTCTCCTTTTTTGTTCCATAGTAGAATTTATTAGGAGCGGCTTTACCTGCAACCATTAAATGCGCTGTTGATTCAATAACACGAGTTTTACCATGAAGTTCTGAATACACTTCTGTTGCCTTAGTAAAGTTCAATTTATAATTTTTTGCATTACCATACAAGAACGCATCATCTACTAGTCCTTCTTCGATTTCTACTGGAACTTGTACAATTGACTTAATACCACTTGCTTGATTGTAAATAGGGAATAAGTATTGTCCATTTTTATCTTTTTCAAATGCTAGATTTAAACTAGTTAAATGAGATATGTATAACTTAGCACCTTTTCTAGAACGTTTAGACAATGTCTTAAATGCTGTTTGAATGCCTTCTGCTAATGTTTCATATTCGCCTTTAATAGCATTTACAGTTACACCTTCAATTCTATCATCTGTTCCACTTCCATATAGGACTTCATCACCTAGTAAAAGATCCATTTCATTTCTTAATTCATCAAGAATATATTGTGCAAACATATCATCTGCAAGAGCCAATACTTCCATAGATACCTCAATAGTTAATGGATAATTACCCTGTGCAAGTGTCATTTTATCCCATTTGATAGATAAATCATCTGCTTTTTCCCCTTCTTTTTTACCACGACTTGTTTTTGCTGGAAGTGTTTTTTCAGCAGCATAAGGAAAAATTAATGCACCTTTGATATGTGTAGGCATGCAATCTCTTAAAAATGGACTGTCTAATGTATCAATTTCTAATAAGTCATACATTACATTATCACTGATAAAGATACCACCATTATTTACTCCATTTTTCTCTGCCGTTGCTGCAACATATTCCTTTGCAGTCGTTGTAAGCGAAACACCTAACGCACGCTTTTCATTATCATTAAATTCAAATGGCGAATTATTAAGCATGGCACGAAGTTCTTTTCCAAATGCACTTTTTGAATATTTAGAACGCTCCTCTTTAGAAAGTTCACCATCTACTTTGCCTCTTTTGGTATTAAATTCAGTTATTGCAGATACTTCCCTTTTTTTTCTTCCAGCAAGAAGTTCTGCATCTCTTTGTTCTAATTGTTCTTGTTCTTCTAAACTACGTTCTTCTTCATCTAATTCATTAATTTGAAAATTAATTTTGTTTACTTCTACTTGAATTTCAGCAAATCTTTTCTCATCTGCAGAATCAATTTCAGCTAATAGACTAGCTTTTTTTTCTCTTAGTTCTTTTAAATTCATTTTTGTTCCTCCATAAATTTAAATTTTTTCTTTTTTAAGTCTAATTCTTTTATATCCTTGCTACGATTTTCATTATCCAACGCCTTAGCTTTGATGTTTGCAACCATCATTTTTTCGTTATCCAACGAGCTTAAGGAACGAGCATTTATACTTGTTTGAGGATATGCTCCATCATTCACTGCACTAACCTCATAGACTTTTCTAATTTTCATAATTCTGCGAACTGGCATTTCTGTATCAATATCAAACCAACTATCGCCACCATCTTCGATTTCAATACCAAAGCAAAAGCTCATATCCTCGATATCACCACGTTCAATTGCTGAACACAATTTTTTTGCATCGCTATTATTTTCTTTATCTACTTTTGCATTAATTGCAAGACCAATTTTATCGACTTTTATATCCATGGTACAACGTTTACCACGTCTATGCCTTGCAACTGGCACCATAGTGTTATCATGATTTATTAAAAACTTGATGTCTGATAAATCTGCATTGTCTAATGCATGTGGATCTATTTCTTCATAAAAGTAACCGCCTATAGCTGTTCTTTCATTGAATACAATTGGATATCCTTCTATAATGCCTTCTTGTGGATTAACATCCGCATTTCTTTTTTGAACTCGATATTCAATATTTGGATTAGGCATTGTCATCATACTCCTTTTTCATTGGTTTATTTACTAACTGATATTGATTAGCAATTGATGTATCGATGTAATTAAGACTAACTCTATCAGGATCTTCATCAGGTTCATATCCTAAGAGTTCTCTTTGCTCCATTCGTTTTAGCAAATTAGAAGGGTTGGCCATTTCAACTATTTTCATTCTTGTTGCAAATGAGAGGCTTTGCACAAATCTATCATATACTTTAATTTTATAACCAGCCCTAAGTTGTTTTTGAGTAAATATACTAACTGTGAATGCTTCACTAATTGCAGCTAATATTCCTTCAATTGCTGTCTGATAGAATGCAGAGTATTCATCATCAGTAAACTTACCTGTTAAAATAGGTATACTTACTCCAAACGGATATAAAAGTTCATCTTTGACAAAGTTTAAAACATTAGATGGAATGTCTGATGCGTTAATATTGATTGGTGTAAAATCGCTTTCAAAATCAGTTGCAAGAATGCCGTATTTAGAATCTAATATATGATTTTCAAATTCATCACGTCTAAGTGTTTTTTTATCAGCATCAGCAACAGTTTTCATTGATAAAAGGCCCTTGATAGATAGTGAAGCAACCATGCTTTTTGGAACGCATTCTTTAATCGTGTGTAGAATTTGCAAATTTCCTAGTAGTGCTCTAACATCAAACGTTCCATTTGCATCTCCACCTTTTGTAGAATGTTCACCAAATTTCCATCGGATATGAATAATATCTTCATAGGGAATGTCAAATGTTACTCCATTTCCGATTAACTCAATTCGATACTCACCATCAAGTTCATAAATCGTAACTTCATCTGGATCTAGTATATAAAACTCTTTAGGCACTCTTTTCACTAATTCAGTTCCATTAATCGGTACTTCATCAAATGTTTGGTAAATATATACATTGCAGTTTTTAACAAGCATATATCCAAGTTTGTACATAAAATCGTGGGAAGTCATCAAACGATTAAATCGTGTTGTAAAGATAAAGTTATACTCGTCATCATTGATTTTGATTTTGCCTGAACTACTTACTTTTTGAATAACACTTCTGAGATAGGCTTTTGACACTTCTTCAGCAATCCTATGCACAGCCGTCTTTACAATATCAGATGCATAAATATCTTTTCCAAAGTTAGAAATAATTGGACTGTCTAAACTAATTAAGCGATTTAACATATTTTGAACTTTTGTATTATATTTTCCAATTTTCAATAACTTCTTTATTTTTTCAAACGCCATACTTTTCCTCCTAAAACAAAAAAATGAGCCGATGAACGGCTCAAGCAATAAAAAATGGCGAGCCGAAAGTACGTGCATAGCACGTTTCGACTCACCAGGATTATACCTTATACGGAGTACTAATTTTACAAACAATGATAATACCTAAACAAAAAACTTGTATTATCTAACAACTATTTAATTTTTACGATAGCATTATATCATAATTATTTTTTATTTGTCAATAGGTTTACTAATTTTTTCTTTATTTTTTTTCGCTTTAATCGTAAAAGTATATTCCTTTTTGCACTTTGGACAGTAAAAAGTAGTATTTACAATTCCTATTCGAGAATCATATTTACCAATCAAACATCCGTGTCTAGGACATTTCACTTTATTTTGATAATCTTCTAATACCATTTTTACCCCACTTTCTGCTTAAATTGTGTTTTAAATTCTTTCAAAACTTCATAAGCGATTACTTTTGACATTGTGCCATCTATTTTGTTGCCAATAAAACCTTGAAGCTTTACAGGCATCGCAAGTCCCTTTGAATCATTTCTAATTGCAGTATTTTTAAAATTCCATGTACACATCGGATTGGACTGATAATTCACCAAGCAATCTTTTAAGTCATCTTCTAGATTACATGTAGGAACATTTAGTGTAAATGTGTTCATCCCAACTTGTACTGGAACTTGATCTCCAAAATTTTTTGCTACACGATTTTTAAATTCACGCGCCTTCCATGCATCGTATCCTACTCTATATGGTCGTATACTATATTCTTCAAATATCTCCCAAAGGTACTCTGCTACGATGTTATCATCAATGATATTTCCTTTTACAACGCGGCACCATCCTTCTGCTTCCCACTCCAGATAATTTTTCTTTTCTGTATTGGTTGGACTTTCCGTAAAAATTGGGTCGATTGCTTTCGACTCAGGAACAAAGTACATAGTATGTAAATACTTTGTATTATCATCCGGTTTTAAGAAAAGTAGGGTTGCAGCTGATAAGTCATTAGTCTCCGATAAGTCAACTCCAGCAATACACCAACTATTTCTAAAATCTTCTAAATCAAATACACCATCATTTTGAGTAATTGTTTTTTCTTCGAGCCATGCATTAGGTCGAGAATATTTAATATTAAATTCTTTAGCCAAGATGAATGCACGTTTTGTTCTTGATGTTCTCGCTTCATCAACTAACCCTCTTAACGTACTCCATTTTTTACAAACGCCTAGAAGCGGATTGGACTTAACCCATGTTGATTCATCTTGCCATACCTCTTGTTCTGAATCTTGCGTATATAACCAAATCAACCATCTTGTGCGTTTTAACTCACCTTTTAGAACTTTTCTTGCTTCAGCAAGTCTCTTATCTAAATATCCATCCGTTACTACTCCTTCAGTGGTTATTTCAAAATAAACTGGTTCTTCTTGAGTAGTAAGTGAAGTCCGAACAGGCATAACTGTTTTGTCATCCTTCATCTCATGAACTTCATCAACGATTGCAAACTTTAAGTTTCTACCTTCTTTTGCTCCTGACTTTGCGGACATCTTTTTGATGGATCCTTTGTTTTGTTTTGTATATTTCCCTTTTTTCTTCTTTTGTTTGCGATTACCAAAAAAAATACCTTGATTGTTTTTTCTAGTACATCTTTCAAGAATATTACTTTCTTCTCTAAAGTTGTTGATACAATCAAACACTAATGATGCTTGTTCATGGTCGTTGGATGCACAAAGAAACTTTTGTCCCATTGTCCCACAAAAGAAATCAGCTAAAGCAAGAGCCGCTAAAAATGGAGTCTTGCCGTTTTTACGGGCCATTAACAATAGTATCTCTTGAAATCTCCTTACCCATTTGTTATATTCAGGATCAAAGTATTGATAGCCAAATAGAGTTTCAGCAATTGCTTTTTGCTCAATTGTTAGTAAGAAAGGTTTACCCGCAAAAGGTGCTTCAAAATGCTTAATATGTTTTTCAATGAAATTGATTCTTTTATGAGCTGGCTTTAAATAGAGTCTATACTCATTAAAATTCAGTTCTGAAGCATACATATCAAGAGCCGTCATAAGTTCTTGACCTATTAGTTTCTCACCACTTTTACAAAGATGGTAATACTCTAATAAATAACTTTCATTTTTTTCTCCAATAATATGCATCAATCATCATCCTCAAATTCTGACAACTCATCATCGTCATCATTGCCATCTGTATTTAATAAATCTTTATTAAGTTTAACCATACAATTAGTGTATTGGGCCATATATTTTACGCGTGCTTTTCCTGCTCCTGTTTCCTTTGTGCTACCAGTTTTATCAATAACAAGTGTAGGAAGTCCTTTTATTTTTTCGAGCACTTCATATAGTTCTGCAACTTTATAAATGAGTTTATCATTTACGGCTAATTTAGCCTCATCTACGCCAGATTTTTTATACAAACTAATTAATCGGTTGTATTCTAAATCTGCAATAGATGGTTGTTGCAACTCTTTATTTTCTTGTTTTTTTGCCATACTTAGACCTCCAATCTTTCAAAAAAATTTTTGAAAACTTTTTTGCACAAAAAAAGTCAAAAAAATGGATTTTGATTTTTCCGTTTTGCGGCTTGGAGTATTTTGAAATTCATAAAAAACATCAAAATAAGGGGGATATCTAAATTTTACTTTCTAAATTCCTCAAAATACTTTTCAATCCACTTCGTTATTTCTTCCTTCACAGGAAGTCGTTCTTCACTCAATTGAACTCTATTGATGCATTCTTCTTTAGTTGATGCAATATAAATCGGCTCTGCACCAAGTTCGGTTATTAATCTTTCACGCTCGCTTCGTTTCGGATAAGTTCCAATAACATACGCATTTTCCCAGTCACCTTTTCTAACCTTTATTGCGTCTATCAATAAATCTCGAATATCATATGCCAACTTTTTAGTTGCATCTGGTTTATCAAAGATATCACAAACGCAAATGGCCTGATGGATTTTATCTAAATCAACAATCAAATCATATCTTGTTGCGACTTGATTTACATATGATGTTTTTCCTGAACATGGCGCACCATACACTAGATAGACTTTTTTATTAACTCTTCCACTAAATCGTCGATGTTCTTTGTTATGACATCCATGACAAACAACTTTAATATTCTCAGGATTTAATGTGATAGTCACATCATCAATATTGTTCAAATTCAATTCAATGATATGATGCGTTCTTAACTTATCTATAGAAAAAGTTCTTCCGCATTCACTACACTTACCTTCACTTTTTAATTTAAGCAAATAGGATAAATCCTTATATGCCTTTCTTAAATAGAACTGATGTATTCTATCTAGCATTTAGATACCTACAACTTCATCTGTCGTTTTATCATCAGCATTATCACCTTTGCTTTTAAGAGCTTCTTTTCTAAGGCTCAAAACTTGAGGATCTCTTGCAAAGTCTTCTGGATAACGATTGATTAGTAGGAACTGAATCATACCAGCATCTGCTCTAGCATAACGCTTCACAATTTTCGTTTTAGTTCCTGTAATATTTCCATCTGCATCTTTGATTTCTTCGGTAGTAGTCTCAGTATATTCATAACCATTTGATACTTCAAATGCTCTATTAAGCAAATTAACGCGACATATTTGTTTTGCATTACATAGTAGTTCACTAAGTTCGCTATGCTTTTTCTTATATTCGTACCACATAGTCTTACCAACTCCGTAGAAATTACGCACCTCTTCTTCCGTAACACCATGCGATACATAGTGCCTTATATCCTCTAAATGAGGCTTTACAAGTTCATCATATTTAGTTGGTTTACTTTCTTTTTTTAACATTTCTTTTTCCTCCTTTGATTTTAGCATTTCATCCTAACATGAATATATGCTCCCGATACATAGTCGCTAAAGAAAACTTGCATATCATTGAATTTATAACCTTTATACATCTTTGTAAAAAAGGCTTTTGCATCAATTCTATGTTCGATAAGTTTTAACACTTTTGCGTTAGTCATTTTACAGTCTGCTACTGTTACTACTGGCTTTTTTAAGTTTTGGCTGCATGTATATCGCTTTGTCCCTTTTGGATCTTTTGAAATATACCTTGCAAGTCCTTCTAACCCATATTCATCATGTTGTAATCTTCTGGATTGAGTTCTTCCTCCACATTTCCAACATTTTTCCGCAACATCTCTATCTTGGAAATTCATTACAATATGATGATGTACTCTAATCCTATTTTCTTTTTGATTGTTGTATTCTGTAACATAGATATATTTAAGCTCAGGTAGATTATGCTTTTTAACATATGTTTTTAATCTTCGCAAATAATTAACTATATCTTGTTGTGCTTTCTTTACATCAGATGGTAAATGATTATCATCATATGTGAAAGTGCACATTATATCATCATTGGTAAAATTACAATTCATTAAGCGAACAAGCTTCTTTATAGTATTTTTATTGTTTAAATTCCTTTGGGCTAATCGTGATTCTTTCGCTTTTGGCTTTCGACCATTTGCTTTTGTGTCCCATATGGGATAGATTTCACTTTCCAAGTAATCTCCAGATTTAATTGTTTTAACACGATATCGTCCGCCTTTTGAACGTATGTCTTCTATTTGTTCTTGTAAATTATCTTCATACAGTGACGAATCTTTTTCAAATACATCATCAACAATATACTGATCTTTTTTATTCAGTCTTCTCATATAGTACCTCTATATCGTTGTTAAGTTAATACCTATTACTAGGACGTTAATGCCTTTACAGGCACTTTTTTTCTTGACATTTTTAGCAAAATATGATATACTATATATATAAGGAAACAGCATAACATAAATGCTTAGACTTTAAGAGATAAGTGACTGCAATCGCTTATCTCTTTTTTGTTGATTATTTTTTCAAATTTTGATATAATAATGGTGGTGGTTAGACTTCCTCTTCGGAGGAAGTCTTTTCATTTTTATTTTGGATGCGCTCAAGTTTCAAAGATAGTGCATCAATACAATCACGAATATAGTCACTTAACCTTTCTATACCTAAAATTTTAAGCGACTCTTTTGATAAAACTTTTTCAGCAAGTTTTCTATCTAATTCTACATGCAAGTTGTATTTGTTCGACTTGCTTTTTTTCTTTTTTCCTATTTTTACATTTCTTGATACACTTATTAAATCTATTTCATTTGCAGAATATAGATCTAAAACGTGACACTTTAAGAATGCACAAATAATTTTCAATTGTTGTTTAGTAGGTAATACAAGATGATTTACTATTTTTGATAATAAAGACTTATCCATTCTACTATCATGTTCAACTAAATGAGTCAGTAAATCTTTTTGTTGAATGCCTAATTCATCAAATATTTTTTTATATGACATCTCTTTTCCTTTCCACTATGCTGTTTGATATTTTGGCCTAATTTTGTTTATTGCTTTGTTTAACCAATTAAGTGCATTATCAGGTGCTTGACCGTTTTTCTTTATCCTGCATTGAATAATTTTTAACGTTTTTGGTTGCAATTCAACTGTACAAAATGATTCTTCAACATTCTTACTTTTCCTTAGAAAAAGCACAATCGAATTACCTTCAGCAATTCTTTCCCAATACTCACCAACACAATTTTCATTTTGTTTCCCTTCTATTTTTAAGTCCTCTTTTGTTAACGGAACTAAAATGGTATATTTCTTATCTTTATATGAAAATATTTCACTATACTTTTTTAATATTTTTTTTAATGTTCGCGTATCTCTCGCTTTTTTCATTGCCCATCTTTTCTTTACTAATTCTTCTCTTCTTGCACAACACAGGTCATGACAGTATTTGAAATCGTGTGGTGTTTTAACTTTTGTATCATTTAAATTCATTTTTAAATATATGGCAGCCTGAATATAGTCTCGATAATCACTCCAAAAATCAGAAACATACTTAAATTGTTTTTTATTTTTTAGATAATAATTGTACAATTTTTCTAAACTTATAAAATCGTATTTAAAATCAGTATCGCTTTCTTTTATTATTTCAGCTCTGAATTTTACAGCATCTATTGTTATTTCATTTTTCCATTCATCTTTCATTTTCAAATATGCAGTCAACTCAAGTGGTGTTAAGTTATACATACTAGCAAAATCTATATCTTTTTTTATTTTTAATCCACATATTTCAAATACAGTTTTTCCATTAAGATTTAACCATTTTCCGCTCCTCCAACTATCATTTATTAAAAATGCTATTGCAATATTATATAATTTTAGTTTCATTAAAAATTCTATTTGTGGTTTTTTTATATAGTTTTCTAAGTACCATAAAGGATCAAATTTAACGTTTTCTACCCATCTATCTATTTCTGCATACTTATATTTTGAATTTTTAAAGATGACCAAATTTTTGGGGTAGATCTCCATCTTCATATCTTCTGCCCACCATCCATTCCAACCTTCACCGTGTTTATGCGCTCTTCCTTTTATCCATTTGGTTATAGATTTTCTTGTTCTAAAATCATATTTAACATAAGGGTGAATAGTATACTTTTGACCATTACCATCATCAGGCAAGACGCTTCTTTGTTCTTCATGATAGCTAACTTCTGTAGTTACTCTTGGTGAGTTATCTGGATTATACATTGTTTTATTGTTTACCATAAACAATCGCTCTATATAACCAATGCTACATTCTTCTAAGTAACACCTAACAACTGTGTGACATTCCCAATGATTATAAATATCATTTTTCAATTTTACTTTTTTACCACAGTATGGACAGATAATATATTGACCCGATTTTGGTTTCTCGAGTAATATATCATCTATTCCGCAACTACAATATCCTAAATACTTATCCGAACTGACTTTATGATAAAACATATAATCAATATCAAATACCTTTAATAGCCATTCTTCAAAATCACTCGGTAAATCACCAGTTTCGGTTAAAAGTATATTTTTCATATCATTTTGTGTAATCGCACGCATCAAAGAAAGTCCTCTAAATTAACTATTTTTTGCTCTTTTCTTCTTGATGCACGAACATAACTTGTCCCTAATAATTTAGCAATAAGTTCTGCCGCTTCAAATGGTCCAACACAGTGATTAGAACTTTTTCTTCCTACATCTTCAATCACTTTAAATAACTTTTCTAATCCAATTGATGCATCAATATCAAAATTATCTGGTGTTTGTGACAAAGCAATTTCAGTACAATCAATTACATCCGCGAATAGTTTTTGTTTGGCTCCAGATGTCTCATTATCTTTTAATAATAGTTCTATATACTCATTCTTTTTCATAGACTTAATCCATCCAATACAGCTTGAATTGCCTTTTTACAATTCATTTTTTTATCTTCAGAAACATTCGATAAAGCAACTAATAATTCATTTGCTTTTTTTTGAAACTCTTCAAATTTAATTTTAAAAATTGTCATTGAATTATCGCTTGCAGATAATTTTTTATTTAATGTTTCGATTTCTTCTTGTTTTCTTTCTAACTCTTTTTCTTTATCCTGGAGTGATTTTGTTTTTTCTATTAAATCCTTTTCAATCTCTGGATCCTTTTCATACACTGTTTCAATTTCTTTTGGGGCATTTTTTAATGTTTCTACTTCTTGTTTTAATTTCTCTTTCTCTTTTTTTAATTTTTCGATTTGCTTTTTTTGCTTTGCTTCTAATTCTTCTAATTGTTTTTTTTGGCTTTCTTTAATTTCTTCTAATGCTTTTTCCTTTTCGCTTGTAGAAAAATCCAAATCAAGTTGCATTCTTTCTGCTGTCTTTTCTAGTTCTTTTATTTTATCCTTTAGTTCCCTCACGGATATTTCTTCAATATCCTCAGTTTCCATTATTTCTTCTCTATTGGATGCTGTAATACTTGCCAAAAGAGTTAATTTTGTTACGCCGATTTTTGCATTCGATTGCAAAAAGTCTTTTGGCAAATCTTCATACACTTTGATGTAATTGTATGCTTGCCTTTCTTTTAAACCTACAGCTTGCTCTACATAATCACCAAATGTTTCAAATCCAGCTATTATGTATATTTTATCATCACGCATTTCTTTTAACTTTATTGCCATTTGAATGGCAAATTCACAAGTCATCCTTCCGAAGTGAATGATTTCGTTGTGTAAATGTATAAACTTTTTTTCTTCAACAGTGATGCTTCCATCATCCGCTATCATTAGTTGTTGAAAGTTATTCATAATTTTCTCCTTTTTTATATTTGTGTTTTTTTAGATTTGGTAAAAACTGTGCTTATAACTAAATTACCATTTTTATTTAGCGAACAATTTATTTTTAGTGGTGGATAATTATACGATATTGTGCAATCTTGTTCTAGCACATGCATACCAATTTTCTTTAGCATTTCTTTTATTTCTTCAGATAGTTCGATATTATTATCCTGGAATAAGTATTCCAAATTATCAATATATTCGTTTAATTTTTTTATACTTTTTAACTTTACTTGATTTGCCTTAGCCTCTTCACAGCTGCAATTCAATGTGCCATATTCACTAGCTTCTTCTTGGCTATTAAATTCTTGATTATCTACATTCATAGTAAGTCTATGGCAAAACTTACATTCTGGTTGATATTTCATTTTTGATACTCCTAACTTCCTTTATTTTATCTTCGCATTTTTAGATAGGAAAATATGACTCTTGCCTTTTTTGAAGCATTTAACCCATCCAAATCTTTGTAACATACCACTATATTTACAATTGAGACAACTACTTTTTTTGAATTCTTCTTTGGTCATATTATTTATACTTTATTAGACACCAACTTTTATTTCCTTTAAGTGTCCTTATTTCCAACGTCATATCGTATCCAATAAAACTATTCATTGGTGCTTGTTGATGCATGCAATAATATTTTGTTCGTCCACCTGTTTGATATTTTTCCCCTTGACGTTGTATCTTTGTGGTTCCCAAAGATTGACAATAACTACAATCTTTGCATTTTGTTTCTTTACTCATGATTCTTTTATCTCTTTTCTTCACTTATATAAATGATACATAATCCCTAAAAATCATTATATAAAACATTCATTTAACTTTCTCCTTTATATTCAATTTTAGTAACTCTAAACATTGATGGTGACCAATCACTAAAAGTACCACCTTTATATGTTAATTTACGCTTTGCTTCGTACACCGCTTGCTCTTCATTTTCTACTATAACATCAACATAGCCATCATAAGTTGCTGTCATACTAGATCCATATAACCAAACCCTATATTTTTTCATTTTTCCTCCTTATCAATATGATTCAACATATCAGCTCTTATTTGTGCTTCTTGTTCGGTTTCATAAGTTCCGTCCGCATATTCACGATTTCCTGAATGGTCTGGTTCATTTTCATATTTATTTCTAAAAACCTTATATTGATATCCC